AAAAAGATGATAAGCCACCAAATCTTCTAAAAAGAAAGCCTAAACCGTGCTGTAAATAATCAATTCTTATTTGTATTGTTGCTCCTTCTCCCATATATTTAATTTAATAATAAATCTATTGTTTAGGGTTTATCATTTAATTTAATAATAAATCTATGAGTAGTTGTTTAGTAGGGTCTGATTGGTTATCTAGGTCTTCTTTTAAGTTCCAAACATCAATTACTTTTTGTATCTCCCAAAATTCAGAAATTTTTTTTAAATCTTAATAGTCTTTGTATTTTTAATAGCTAACTTATTTAAATCCTCGTCTATATATTTGCCGACCGTATCAAGCGTAATTTTGAAATCCTCGTATAATATCAAGTATTTCAACGTCTCAATTATTCTGTCGTCCTCATATCCGACTAGGTTTTTCGCGGCGCGCAAGTTCCGGCGGATAAACGAGCCCTGCTGTTCTTTGCTAGTAAACACGATTTTCTTGGCTTTCGCGAATATTCCAATAATATAAATATGCCTCTGTTTATCTTTTAATAAATCTGGTATTACTTCTGCGGGCTTGCCCGCAATACTAGCCTTATCTAATCTTACCTTATCTAACCTAGTCTTATCTAATCTATACTGTGGCGCCGACTGGTTGCCGATTGTATTCCAAACCTCTGTTACTTCTTTTGAATTTAACTCGCCTGTTTCATTATCTCTAATTGAAGTATTACAACTACGACAAATAACCGAGATATTACCAAGTTCGTGTTTACCACCTTTAATTAATGGAACATTATGCTGAATAGACGGTCTCGGACTTGATTTTGAATTATAATTAAGTTCTTCAATTGGTAAATCTTTCATTTTATTATCACAAATAGGACAATTTTTACCAACAAACGCTAATCTAATTTTATAATCAAAACTATATGGCAAACTACTCTCTTTTCTCGCTTTTTGTCTATTTTTTTGCCATTCTGGTTTTTTAACTGGCTCTATTTGTTTAACTGTTTCATTGTCTATTTTACTATTTTCTGTATATGATCTATTAGCTTTAACAGCAATTTGTGATTTTTCTTTAAGATAATTAGTTTTTGTATATCTATCTTTTCTTATTAAATTATGTATCAACCAGTGTTTTATAACACATACACCACTATCAAAAACAATAATAAATCTCTTTGCTATTAGAATTTTATAATCATCATCCTGACCACCAACCATTTTTATTATTTTTTTAGGATTTCCTACAAAACCATCATCATCAGCCCGAATAGCTAAATGCAAATATAATGCCTGAGTTGATAAAGGCATATCCATAAATGCGTCAGTATCTACTATTTTTAGACTAACCATTCGTTTTGTGGCCATATTTTTATAATTTTTATAAATAAAAAACCCTTAGCGAAGTGGCTTAACGGAAACTATTGAGAACCGCCAAACCAAACGATGTGGGTTTGCACCTCGCTAAGGGATTTTTAATTATAATAGTAATTCTAAGCATATTATTGTTCGTTAAAGTTATCCACACTATATTCATTATATTAATATTATATATTATTTTTATAAAAAAGTCAAGTTTTGTTATCCACAATTTACTCACTACTATATTTAACTTCCTCATCAGGACACGCCCATAGACGCGCCCTATCAAAAAATTAAAACAGATTAAAACGGAAGATTTTTAACCTTAATATCATCATCTTGCCTTTCGTTTACTGGCGGTTCTTCGTTAGGTGTCGCAGGCGATTCCTCGTCAACCTGAATATCTTCCTGAACTTCCTCGCCAGTTATCTCAGCCTTTTTCCTCGCAATGAATTTTGCGGGATGCTCCAGTTTAGCAATCTCCTCCCTCTCCTCCGCTGTCAACTCGCTGGGCGGGGACGGTAGAATGTTGTACGTTCGCTTCTCATTCTTGGCCTTCCCCTCTATCATCCTGACGTTCAGATCGTACGGAAAGACACCAGATGCGTCGGGCTGAAAATGATACTCTTCAATAGCAGTAACATCATCAATCCCTTTTAAAACAGTGTAGCTTAGCTTGCCCTCCTTAATCAATCCGTCTCTCCTATCTATAACCCAGCAGAAGTAGGTAGGGCTAGCCTTAGCCTCGTCGCACTTGTTGCAACCCTTTTCTTTGCCAATGCAAATCTTATATCCCTCGCCTGGAGTGTAATGTTGTCCGAATACCTCTAACGGCGACACAATCCGTAGCTTGTTGTCTCCTTCCTCAAAGATGAAGAACTTTGAGCTACCTCCTGGAAACTTTTTATTGCCATCTTCGATGGTCTTGTTTAAAACTCCCATAGATTTTTAGTTCTTAGTTAATTAATTAATTATTTTATCCGACCTTTGTTTTTTAATTTTTTATTTCTTTTTCTTGCTTATCTTAATTATTTTATTAGTTAAAGCCTTAAAAGAGAACTCGGCCTCGTCGCAACCATCGCGCGCTACTAGATTTATTACTTCTTGCTTTGCTTTATTATAGCCAATTCGTAGTTTAAAGTTCCACGTGCTTTTCCTCCTATAGTAAACCAAGATAATCTTTTTCTTTAAAAAATTCAGATTTTCTAGTTCCCCGCTGCTTAGCCATTTATTAAAATGATCCTTGTAATAATAAGCACTCTTTTTTCCAAAGTCTATTATAAGTTTTTCAATTATTTTATGACACTTCTCACATAACGTCTCCGTCCGGCTGTTCTTGCCGAAAATTCTCAAAGGCAGGACGTGGTGTTTGGTTAGATTCTCTTCGCTTCCGCATTTTATGCAATACTTCATATTACTTTTTCAAACTTTTTAAATCAAACTTCTCCGGAAATTTCTCGCTGTTCGGCGCTGCGTTCGGGTAGAGCAGGCCGAACATATTATGGACGGCCATAAATTCCTTGAAGTACTTATCTTGATCTATCTCAAGGAAGCTGTATTTTTTCTTTGTCTTGTTGCCTAAATGGAGTATCGCGGCCTTGCTTTTGCCTCCGTTGTCGGCCTGGTTATACGCGGACAGTTGTACCTTAGCGCTCGGGAATATGCTGTTTGAGGTCTTGAAGTCAATAATCCACTCCTCCCCCTTGATTATACACTTGTAGTCGAGCGTTCCCGCATACAGGGGCTTGTCGCTCCATATTGCGGCTTCTGTGGCTATGGTCTCGGGCTTGTACTCCTCGTACCAGTCTAAAAAAGCCTTTAGGCATCTGTGTACCTTAAGGCTCCTTTTCGGCTTAAATCTAGACGATATGTCTTCGCTTGACACAAATCCGCCATTTAATATTTTCTCTATGGCTTCGTGGACGAACGAGCCGTCCTCTCCGGCTTCGTCCCTGATTTCCTCTGCGCGCCTGCTCCCTACGTCGCCTATCCAGTTCATAAGGCCATACCCTACTGGGTAGACGCAACCAAGGATGTAGGTCACGGACGGCGCATAGACATCGCCTTTTTGGTAGAATCGCTCGTCAAACAAGACGACATCAACTCTCTTGATTTCCTCTTTCGTTAATTTTTTCATAGTTTTGTTCGTTAAATTTGTTAATATCTTTATCTCTTTTTATTCTTTGTCGTCGCCTCTTGCTTCGTATTCTCTCATTTCTACTCATCACAGAGGATCTACACATCACACAATATTTACTGCCCTTTGACTTCATATACTCATCCCCGCACTCCTCGCATTCGGAGGGGAATCCGTTTGTGCTTATTCTATTATTAGATTGTTGTATGGCCTGCTTAATTAATGGCATTTTATTATTCGTTAGTTGTTTCGCCGGTCGGCGAATCATTACTCGTTATTAACTAAAAACTCAATAATAGATTCCTTTTTAATCCGGTAGCGCTTATACTTCGGGTTGGTGCTGATGTTAACCGCCATAATCATACCCCTCTCTATTAATTTTTTGAGAGTTATCGGAGATTTAACTGGAAACCATTTCTGCTTCACCAGCTCGTCCGTTGTATAAAAATCTTTTTCAATGCAAGTGCTCATAAATTATATTATTAATAGTTATATATATTTAATTATATGTTATTTTATTAAACAAGTCAAGTGTTTTTTAAACCTATTTCCCCTTTAAATTCTATAAAATTCTAAAATTCCTTAAAGTTATGCACAGTTTGTTTAAAGAATGCCCTATAATGTTTTACAGTTTTTTAGATTGTCCGAAATTCCGGATCATATCCCAAATGCTTCCTCCACGTTTCCTCGCTTATTTTTCTCTTTTTCCTCACGAAATAATCGTCCGGCAGATACTTTGGATTAGTGGAATGGTTCTGAAATCTAGCCCGATGTCTCTTGACGCAGTCTTCCTTAGGAAGCTCATGCAAATCCTGCAACCTAATAAACTCAACCCCTCTTTCATTTATACTGATAAAGCTCCGGTAGTAAATTTTCCATAGTCTGATCGTCAGCGCCACATCGCAGTTCCTAGTGTAAGGGTATTCCTTTAGGCAATGCTCCACTTGGATTTTTAGATTCTTATGGTAATTCATATAATTATAAATAGATGCCTTTCCTTGTTTCGATAACACCTATATATTTTTTAATTAAATAACTTTGAAAATTTCTAGTCTTATCACCGGCCTTGCTGTCTAGATGGGAATATTCCTCAATCAACGTAGCTGCAACTTGCTTTTTGCCCAAGTCAAATGATCTAGGGGATATAAAAATTGTATCTAATACTGCCTCCCCTAATGTACCACTGTCTAAATCTGCTAAAACTACCTTATACTTATTAATATCAATTTCGTCTTTAAGAAAATCTAAACAAAAATCCAAAACAGTTTTTTGCGCTTCGTTCATTTTAAGTATTTTTTTCTCGCCATACCTATCAGAATATCCATAAATTTTTACTTTTTCTCTAAAACATTTTTTCAGCTCCTTAGCCAATCTGTTAGGTAAAACTATTGTCCTATCACTCATCTCGTTCCGAAAATATCCGGCCGTATCTTCCATTATAATCATTCTGCCCCCCAATACATCAAGCCAGTTTTTATTAAATTGACTGGAACCATACTCCCAGGCTAGTCCTCCCTCGTACTTTTTTTTAAACTTATCATAAATTTCTATAATCATCTCCTTATTAGCGCTTGTTTTTAAAAATCCAACTAATCTCCAATTCATATCAAAATCACTTTTAACTGTTCTGCTCTCATTGATTTCCATTTCATCTAAATCGTAGTGGAATAAACTTTCAACTGGCTTCTCGCACACTTTAATCCCCTTGCGATACATCACAAATTTTTCACCGCCAATAAACACCTTATTTTTTCCGTCTTCGTAAATAATATCAGTGCGCTTATCGCTGAAATAATTATTCCAGTTCTTGAAAACATCTTTAATTTTATCATTCATCTCGATAAAGAAAATAGTATTTCCTTTTTCCGCCTTCATCTTATTGGCCACATCTACTTTACAACTCCCCTCATCTAATGCGTTGCAGTAGATCTCCCTAATAGCAAACCAAGTTTTCCAGTCTACGCCCATATCAGTAGTTAAACTGGATAGTTGATTGTTGAATTTAATTACATCAAAATTCTTATCGCCGAATTTTTTCTTAACAGTATTGATTTTAATTTCATCACTGCCTGAATAAACTTTTAACTTTACTTTATCGCGGATCAAAACTGCAATAGCGTATTTAAGGCCGCTACCAAAATAACCTATCTTAGTTTTGTCGCCTCTTTTTGTGGAGGCTCCCAACAAACGGAACGCATTAATGTCTATCTCTTTTTTGTTAGAAATTTTAATGTAGACATTTTTTAATTCTGTCATAATTTTTTTTCATTAAGTTAATAATAATCTCATAAGTAGCCACTTACTCGCTCCCGTGACTGCTGAGTTTTTTTAAAACTTTTTCGTTCGTTCAGCCTAGCAAATAGCTACTCGGAAACTTTTATTTAATTTCTTTTAAATTAAATTGTTCTTGCTGAGAAACACCTTTTTCGTTATACCACTGCTTCTCTGAATACTGGAAAGCCCATTTTTTGCCAAACTTTTCAAACATTCTATCTCTTGCTTCCCCATAACCCTTAGCAGTTACAACGTGGAAACAATTTTCGTGTACTTGCCCAAACCCGAATGTAAAATAATATTTTTTTAATTTTTCTTTCCCCATAATAGTTATAAATTAATTATTATTGTAACTCTCGCACATTTAATTTTTGAACACCAAATTTTTTAGCTCTTTGATAGTTAGGACAGTCATCTCCTTTATCTATCCCATCAAGACATTCATCATCGTAGCCAGCATACCAATCTATTCTATTCTGATAACGAATATTTGTTTTGTCTAAAACTAAGCATTCACCTAATTTATCAACGTGCAATACCGTCCCGTTTTTAAAAGCATTAGTAGCGCATATATTTTGACCATTTCTCCATAATACGCATTGATCTTGATTACTTGCCCCTATACAAGGTGTTTTATCTGTCTGCTCCGGAGTTGAAGTATACATAGTAACCTCCCGGATTGTTTCATCTTTGACTTCATAAAGTTCAAATTCAGGGCGCGCCTTAGTATTTATGCCAACTATTGTTGAAATCGTTGTCAGACGCCCGTTCTGTATTATAATTAGCACTCCTAATAAAGTTGCCCCTATAATAATGCCCCACTTTATTAAATTTTTGTTTTTGTTTTTCATATTTTCACCTCCTCGCTATTAATAATTAAATCTAGTGAGCCTAAGATTTAATCGTAGGCTCTAAGAGGTAATTATTTAAGTATTTTTGTTAAAATTTCCTTTATTTGTTTATCCATATTAAATTTGATGGATAATACCCCCAGTTATCCATAGATTAAGTTTTAATAGTCGGTAATATTTCCACCCTTTTGCAAATTTGTTTTTCATTTTATTTAAATTAATAATAAGTATGTATAGTTATTATTTACAAATATGGTTTAAGATATAATAAACACCACATTTTTTACAATGTTTTAATTTAGTTTTTGTTTTATAAGATTTTGGTGAAGTCATCTTGTCCAATGAATCTGACAAAATGTTTTCTAAATCTTTAGTTTTCATAAGTTTATATATTAGTTTATCTTATTGCTCGATTTCATAGATTTTAAAATTTTTCTTGGCTGTCATCTAATGCAGATTTCATATCGCTGATATTTTCAGGAAATTCGTCAAAGTTCTTTTTGTCCAAGTCGTAGTCCCTGCTTATTTCCTGCCCTGTTTTTTTATTTGTTATAGTTATTGTATAAACCATAATTTTGTCTGTCTTTGTTTCGCTGGCCGGCGAAACAACTAACTTTAATATTTAAACTAATTATAATTAAATTGGGTAGTTAACTCCGGCGCTTATTAGGCTCCCCGGCGCCATAGCTGGTGCTCCAGAAGTAAAAGGTATGGTCTGCAAGTAAACCGTCAAATCTTTGACCCTTATACTATACTACCCTTAGTTTGTTTTATGATTTTATAACCCACTTTTTTTATCCAAAATATCATATAATTGAGTTACAACAATTTTAATATCTTCGTCTTGGCTGTGATTTAACACATCAATTAATTTAGCCGCTTGAGTGATTGAAGTAATTTTGATTTTTTGATTTTTCATAAATTTAATTTTAAAAATTAATAATATTATTTTATTCGCTCTGGAACTCCACGTAGTTCCAGTAGTTAATGTAGTTGTCTGTGCATCCATTTAGGTCGCCCTTTTTAAAACCCCAGATCTTCTCAAGAGCGCTCTGTTTTTCTTGTCGTTTTGCTTTGGGCATAAATTTAATGTTTGTTAATTTTTTATATCTACTTATACTATATACCCAAAACAACAAAAGGTCAAGCGTTTTATATGTTTACATAGGCTATTTAATTTGTTTTAATGTTAGCAATTTTATGCTATATATAAAGAGTTATCCACAGTTGAATTATATAGTTTTATATATCTATAAAAAAATAAAAAGTTTGCTGTTAATAACTTTTCTGCCCGAAAAACACAAAATCCCCGTCCGAAATCGGACAAGGATAATGTGAAAAGTGCTTTTTAGTTTTGAATTATTTGCCTAGTTTTTCTCCTAGTCTATCAATCGTTCTGATCCCGACAGAGCCAAGTAGCCACACTAAAAGTGGAACCATAACTTCTTCGGGTAAAACTTCCAATAAATTAAGAAGAATAGCAACTGATACGATTGTCAGTTTCCAAAACCTAACACTTTTAAAAAACAAAAGATGTTTCATCATAAGTTTTTCTTTATGTAAATTATTAATTAGGCAAACGGCTTTTTGCCACTCTTGAACTCGTCCTTTTTCAGCCAGCCCCAGTTGTAATACATAGCCGGGTTCTTAATAGCCTCCCTGTCCCAGCCACCGTATGTACAGGCGTTTATCTGCTCATGAGTGGGCATCCTTTTTAAATATCTAATCAGCGACACCATCACCTTAATCTCGTTCTGATACGAACCCCAATTCCGCCTCCGGCCGTATCTATGCCAAGCATTAGACTTATTCCACCCCTTAGGGAAATATGGCGATGGGTCTATCGCTCCGAAATATCCATTATCGTGATTAAGCGTCTTTCCATCTCTGATTCTTTTCAAGCCAAAATGTAGGTGGGTTCCGGTCGTATACTTTCCGGTATTGTCCGCCCAGCCTATAAGCGAACCCTTAGGAATATTCTCCCCCCTTGCAACGTTAACTTCTTTAAGATGATAGTGCAAAGTCTTTATTCCATCTCCTTTCTTGTTGCTTATTAGCACAACAGTACCACCCGAGTTAGGATTCATGTCGGAGTATTCCACATAGCCATCGTGTGTAGCCACCACAGGACAGCCATTTTTGGCACGAAAATCAAGTCCATTGTGCCCGTCTAACCCAAGCTTCTTATAGAAGTCAAGATAGTTTGTTCCAAAAGGTTGTGTTACAAATATGTCTTTTAAAGGTAACATCAAACTTATCTTGAGGTTAGACGGACTTTTTTTGTTAAACATTTTTTTATTGTTAAATTAATTAAATTAGTTATTTGCTTGACAAATTTTAATGGTATGTTATTATGTAATTAATGCCATACTACTTTTTTAAAATTATATTTTAATAGATATATAGAGGGAAACCTCGCAAAAAGACACTTGTAGTGTGGCATTACGTAGTGTCTTTTTGTTTTATAACGACTATCTTTAACGAACTTTAAAAAAAACTTGTTAATAAAACATTGATGCCGTGGTTAGGTAGGGCTATAATCTTTCCAGCCTCCACGGATATGCCCGATTGAATGGAAAGTGAAAAGGATTGGTTGGTGTTCCGAGACTACACACCCGGCGGGAAGAACCTTTGATGAATAGCAATGACTGATAGTTTATGCTGAATATCTATTGACTATCAGAATGAGGGTCAATATTAGCTACGGCGATATTGATACAGAATAGATTAATTTGAGCCGATTAAACGGAATTACTCAAATGAAGAAGCCGTAAAGAACGGTGCTGTGTTTTTCTAAACAGGGCATTTAGGACCCTTGCGACAAGAAGAAATAAAAATGACTTACTATGAACAATCTACTCAAAGAAATAATACGTTTATCTTATAAACATCGTTTTAGTATGTATTACAAGCCAGGATTATGTCTAATAAGAGTTTATTACGGAGATGGGTCTCAACATAAAGAAACAGGAAAAACTATAAATGAAGCCTTAAAAAAAATGGTAGATTATTTAATAAATTAATATAACAAACTTATGGAATTACTTACAAACACTTTTTTAGGAATTATTATTATTATAATTGTTTCTATTTCAATAGTTATGATAGCTAAATTGGTAGGTATTACAGAAGAAATGATTGACAAATTAATTGGATGTACAGCAATAGCGCTTACTATCATCTTTTTTGGATTTATAATCGGCTTAATAATGACTTATTCTTAATTTATATATTAATAAATTATAACGAAAAAATATGGGGTACATATATATAATTCTAATTTTAGCACTCTATTTCCTGCCAACGTTTTATGCTTATCACCGGAAGCATAAAAATGTTGAGGCCATTTTAATTCTCAATCTGTTTGCCGGATGGACTTTCATCGGTTGGTTGATAGCGCTGATTTGGAGCGCAAAAAAATAATATTTAATATACTAACAAACAAATTTATGAAAAAACAAATTTTAATTACGGTTGCGGCTATTTTAATAATAGGCGTAGGTACGGTCTCTGCCGCCACATACATCGGGAAAAATCTCTATACGGATGGTTCTTTAACTGTTCTTGAAAAAGCAACGTTTATGAGCGACGCAGAATTTCACGGCGACGTCGTTGTAAACGACGGGAATTACATCAAGTTTCCGGTTATAACGTTAATAGAACCATCAAATCCAAACTTTGTGGATTTTACTAAGGATGATTGTAGCAAAATGGAACACGTTGGAAGAGCATTTGTTCGTTATAGAGAAGGGTTATCAATCGCTAAATTTTTCATCTGCGCAGAAATCAAGAAGGGAGAATTTTGGTGGTTAGTGATAAATCCAGGTTTTTAATTCTCCGCGAATACAATTAAGTATGTTCCGTATCTTTTATGATACTTTTTTTAATTCATATAATATTGTTGTCAACCAAACGAACCACCACAAACCAAAGGCGGCAAAAAAGTATAAAATAAAATTATAAATATACTTCAAAATTTTTTTAGTTTTTTTTGACATATAATTAAATATTAAGCGGCAGTATAACTTTCAAGTTTCTCAGCATTTATATCTTGCTGTCTTTTAATTGCCATAACTTTATCGAAAATTCCAATTTTAACAGGTTGAATAACTAAGTCCATTCTATCTATTCTGTAGGTGAATTCTTTAATAACCATACCTTCCTCAAAAATACTATCTTCAAATCCTTCTATCTTGACGGTGTCGCCGACCTCTATGCTTTCTATATCATAGCCATACTCGTTTTTATTATTATCTAATAAAGTAAGCCTTACTTCTATGTCTGGCTCGTTCATTGTGTCAATTATGTTAGCGGCCTCCTCATCCATAGTTCCAGTGTCTCCGTAATACTTTTCAGACTTTTGTAATACTCTACGTCCAAATTCACCCTGAGACGCCGCATTATTATATTCCCTATAATTAGTTGCTGTTGTTCCATCATCTAAAAGAACGGTGTTAATCATTCTTTCCATATTTTTACTAACTTTAATTTCATTAAATTGTTGTTGCCAATAAAACGTATGCGTTATTGTGGTCGGTTTAGCTTTAAAATGAAAAAAATTATCAGTGTCTATAAACCAATACCAACCGGCAGGGGACATTTGGCGTACTCTTTCAATGGCATTTAAATAAGTTTCCGCGTCAAATGTATATTCTATATTAGAACTTGTAGCATCAACATCGCCTCCGTTATAGTGCATCATAACATTAGAACTTTCAGCATTATATCTTTCCAAGATAGCTTTCATTATATCTCCGCCATCAGCGGCGGCTATGTCGCCAACAACAGTGGTTAGGCCAACAGTAGCTTTTGTATATAGCTTAGTCTGTAATGTATTCTTTAAAATATCAACAGCAAACTTAGTGTGATAGCCGAGTAAAGTGACATAGACTCCCTGCTTGCCATCGGCGCTAGCCCAAGGTTCGTAGCTAGAGATATATCCAATATAAATTCTTTTACCAGTAACATCATTAACAGTAGAAGTATTAGTGTCTTTATCGTAAACAAAAATTTCAACCCTGTTATTTAGACGAACATCAACGCCTTCGCCAAAATCACCAAATTCTCTGGCTAGATTTATAATACATTCGCCAAAGCCACCATTAATTTTTTTGGAAAATTGAACAAAACTAGCGTCAGACCAATCTTCCTCAACTAAAGTTCCTTCAGGTGAATAAATATTATAAAAAATAGTTTTATTTATTTTCGCTATTGACATAATTATAAATATCTAGGTATATAATCTATAACAGTTGGAGCAGATAAATCACCAAGATTTCTACCTCCAAAATATAATTTAAAATAAACATCATTTGCAAAATTGTTAGTCCAATTAGTGCCACTATCAACGGACGAAGCATAATTTCCCTTACTGTATGGATCAGTTCCATAATATTCAACAAAATAAGAGTTATTAATATCTCCACCATCAGATTCTTGCTTAAAGACCATCCAATATTTAGTATTACCAGTTAAACTAAAATTAGCAGTTTCATATAAAGTATAAGTCGTGTGAGATGTAACGCTAGCAGGAATTATAGAAAAATCAGCAATACTAGCACCACTAGGAGCACCACCATCATCGGCATATATATCAACCCTTAATGAATTAGGCGGAGCACCATTCTTCTCAAGATAAACCTGTATAGCTATATAGGTATCATCCGTGTGTTTCACCATAAAACTTTGAGCAAGATAATTAGCTCCAAAAAGATTAAACTGAGCACTAGCACCAGTTTTTCTACAATTTTCTATTTCAATCATACCAAAATCAATCATAAAATCTATACCTGAACCAAGCACCATTCTTGGAAAAGTTCCATAATAATCAACAGCAGTACCATCAACTGTAACTGCTTTAGCATTAGCGTCAATTACTAAAACCTCACTATCTAAAAAATTTCCAGATTTCGTAACAATTATTGAAGTATCAAAATCATATACAGTGTCATATATTCTAAGTTTAACGCCGCCAACCACGCAAGCATCAGTAAAAGTAATAGTACATCTTGCTTTCTGTTCGGGAGCGCTTCCAACTGTAATATTATGAGCAGCAGAATAATCAGTTGTTAAAGTAGCACTATAAATACTTGTATAACCAGTTGCCTTGCCAACTCCTTCAACTACTATAAAGTCAGCCTCATAAGGCAAAAAGGTTAAGTTATAATAATCCCCTGTCAAAGTATGGCTGGCGCAATTTGCGACATATCTTCTTAACACCCCACCGTCCGGGGTTATATCTAAATTTTTATTTCTCCTAGAGAATAACTCCTTAAAAGAATCAACCGCGATTTGCAAGGCGGCCGGAGTGGCCGCAGAAATAAAGCCCTTAACTATAATATGCTTAACGCCATATCTGTCGTAAACAATAATGGCGCCATCTTCCGAAGCATAAGGCACAAGAGTAAATTCTCTTGGTGGAGCTGACTGATCTTTAGCATATTGTAAATGATAAGTGGAATTTACTAATTCCGTACTATCATATTTAACTGAATACATATTACATTGCCCCTTGCTCTGTTAACAGATTGGCTCTGTTAATAGCAGCAATTATATCATTTTTTAATTGTTCAATATTTGAAATATTTGCATTTCTAAAATCAAAATTAAAAGTTTGGCCTACTCCACCTCCATCTTTATGCGTAGGAAGAACCGTCTCCCCTCCGTGTGCCATTATCGGTTGTGGACTGCCTATCGGGCCTGGGACAATACCGCCCCTATCAAAAAAAGGCACTCCTTTAATATTACTCTCTCCTCTCCAGCTTCCACTAAGAACACTTCCGGCTTTTTCTTTAGCTGTATTTATTCTTTCTATTACCCAATTTATTTTTTCAATAATCCAATCAATGCCCCCTGCAATCGTATTTTTAATTCCACTCCAAACATCAATTACAACATTTTTTATACTATCCCAAGTATTAGTCCAAACATTTTTTATAATGTTTAGTGCTTCTTCGACTGTTTGACCTATTAAAAGCCAAATCTCAGATGTTTTTTCTTTAATTATGTCCCAATTTTTAACAAGCAATACTCCAATTGCAATTAAAGCAGCAATTACAACAATCACCAAACCAATAGGTCCAAGTAAAAGAGTAAATCCAGTAATAATTGCTGGTAACGCTAATCCTAACAAACCAACAATAGCGACTAGACCAGCCAAAGCAGCAACTACTATAATTATTACTTTCGTTAATTTTGGATTTTCTTCTATCCAATCAGCCACTTTTTGAATAACAGGTAAAATCTTTTTTAATACTTTGTCAATTATTGGTAAAAATATATTTCCAAGAGTTTCACTAGTTTCTTTTAATGTCGCACTTAATTCTTGTTGTCTTCTAATGAAAGAATCATTATTTGCTTCGAAACCACCAATAGCGTCAGCAGATTGTTTTGTTGCTTGAATATATAAAGCTTGTGCTTTAACTACTGCAGCAACACTTGGTTCAAGATTATTAAATGATTGACCTTGTTCAAGTAAACCTTCTTTTAATGCTACGGCTTCCAGTGTTGCAACTCTGGTATCTATACCAAATTTGAGCAATGGTTCAGATGAGCCAATCAAACCCGACCTAAAAGAATCTAAAACTTCTTTAGGGTCAACGTCATTAAAAGCTGCTATTTTATTTGAGAGGTCAAGAATTTTCTTTGTCATATCTGTCGCCTCATCCGTTGTAAATCCAATAGGTTTTAATAAATCACCTAATCCAGCGGCCATAGATACAATTTCAGACGTTGCACTTGGAAATTCACTTCTAATACCTTCAATCCATTTAAGCATCTCATCCGAATTTTCAGCAAATACAGTTTGAAACTTATTGAAAGCACCTTCTGCAATTGCAGCGTCTTTCACTGTTTTACCAATACCAGCTGAGATAGCAGTAAAAGCAGCAGTACCAATTACAGCCATTTTCTTAAAAGTTGGAGCTAAATCTTTTATCTTCGTATTTAACTTTTTTAATTCTTTACTCGCCTCATCTCGAGCAGTGAGTATTATTTGTAAATTCGCATTAGCCATTTTATTTAATTTTACTAAATTGTTTTTTGCTAATCCAATTTTTAATAGTAATAATATCAATATATGATAAAATATCATCTAATCTTTCGTCTCTTATTTGACTCGGTAGCCATCCATATTTCTCACTTAACATTTCCATTATTACCCCATTTGAAAGAGGTTTTTTTCCTTCAATTTCAAGGTCTAAGCTATCGTCTTTTTTTCTTTTTTTTTACTCAATTCATCTACTGCATCATAGATTAAATCACCATCTTCGGCACTAAGATTATTTATCCATTCTTTCGTAAACTTAATTTCTTTGCCATCACTATTAATTATTTTTTTAATAGCGAATTCTAAAAGCTTATATTTGCTTTCTAATAAAACATTTGAATCATATTCCTGTAATCCGTTAGTCCCTATTTTGGCACCTTTAATTAGGATATTTGTGATTTCCTCTTTTTCTCCCCAAGTTAAATAAGTATAAATCTCAACTTCATATTCAGGAAGCTTAATTTTTCTAATTTCTTTTTCCATAATTTTTCTTTTAGCGGGCTAACTGTAATAAGTTAGCCCACATATTATTTAATTATATTTCCTTAGTAGTTCTAATAAATTTTCTATTTTAAATTGTTAGTTAGCTAATTTCGTTTTTTATTAAGCTGACGTTGAACTAGACGTAGAAGAACTGGTAGAGCTCGAAGTAGATGAGCTGGTAGTCGTGCCTCCGACGTAATAGTCGTCTCTCTCGTTTATCAGGTAGCAGTCGTTAATCACCAAGTCAGTAGTGTCTAGGTCGTACAGCGCGGTGAAATTAATCGTCTGGGTTACGATGTCGTCTAGTGCGTGGTCAGCATCCCACTCGTCGAAGTCAACCTTGCTCAAATCTATTCTGAATGACGGGTTGGTTGTACCAATGGTCACGTCGGTGTTTACGATGTCAATCCTCATTGCCTTGTAGCCACCATCTAACATATAGTCTCTGTAAGTTCGGTTCTCGTAGTTCAACTCAATTTCGCCGGTAATAGTAAAGTTCTTGTTCATTATGTCAGTCGGCTGGACAGTCCCCAGGCAGTAGTTGTCCTCCAAATTCTTTGTAAAAGTCAAAGCCATCCTCTTGACGCAGATATCATCGCTGGTACCCAAGTCGCCGACAACATCCTCCAGATAGAGCTTCGCGTGCCTACCCAAAAACTTGTTCTCAGCAATGTAGGCCGCGGTGGAACTATCCGCTTGACTGGGTTTTGATCTGAAGCCAACTGTGTATTTAACCAAGTCCTCCGGCACCATCTCTATGGTGAGACTTTCAACCATCGACAGCTCAAAAATCAAATCACCGATTGGATCTACGGTGTGTACCGATAAGCTGTCGTGAGCATTATCGTTTTGGAGCGTGAAGGTATGCTTGTAAGCGCCTAAATATGCGGCTGAGCTGATGCCTCCCAAAGTGGCTATCATAATCGCTCCGAAACTCTGGTCTCCCATTTCAACCTCTATCTCGCCCTCTGCCCATTTCTGAGCAACCAATGACTGATCGCCTCCCCAAATACCTCCATAACCGGCGTTAGTTCTGGCCTTGGTAACCTTGTCCAGAAAACTAAAAGCGGTGGCGTTGAGCCATAAGGAAGCAGCTACTCCTGTTCCTCTGACACCCTCGACACCTACGCCTATCGACAATCTTCTTCCTATCCATTTTGGCATATTATTGGTTTTTCCCGACATACAAGCCTAAGACTTGGATATCGAGATTAATTAATTAATTAATTTTATGTTATTCGACCTTTATTTCTTTCCGTTTTTATTGTAAAGCGACCAATGTCGGATAGTAAAATACATCCCAACCAAGCCACTTAATGCGGCCACAATGACAGTGGCCATCAAAAATTTTGTTGTCCATATTACAAATCCCATCTGATTTTCCAAAACAGCAACCGAAGTTGATAGGGCGGTATAATCATCATTTAAAACTGTAATATGACTATTTATATCCTGTATTAATTCCATTATTTCCATACGTCTTTATTTTTATTTTATAAATATTTAAACTGTTAATTTATAAAGCGCTTAAGTCGACAGATTTAATCTTAAAATATTCAGTCCAATTTTGGCATATTTTTATTTATCAAAGACTAGATAAGTCCACCGATACACGACATCTTATTGCAATTTCAGCTACCCTGAAATTATCCTCTCGACCTGAATATCCCCAGACTGACGGCAAAGCGAATAGGTTGATAAAAGTATACCCAGTAGGGTTTACTATCCCAGTGAGAGTATAGTCTTTATCGAAATCATCCAAGACGCTGTCAACAAGGTTTCTAAGTATTCTGTCAGCGTCTGGCTTAGGGTCTTCTCCCGCCGGTTTTATTGTTCTATTAACATATAGTCTGACGTTGAAAGCGTAAATCCTCACGTTCTCCTCAGTCGTGTTATAGTCGCTGTCGTTCTCGGAGGGGGTTACCGTACAGGACGGGTCGCCGTCAAACTCCTCAACTTCGTAATTATATACATCCTTAATCAGTACATTCGCCTCTAAAATCGAAATTAATTTTTCTAATATGTCGCTCCACATAGAATTATTTTTTAACTATTACTTTTAACATTTTGTCCACTTCGACCTTGAAAATTCCCTCTATCGTCCGCACGGACCGATTGACACCAATTTCCATAAACGGAACTCCTTTTGTACCTGGGTGCATTACTTTTCTAACCGGATGTCTGGCTCCGGGCCAGAACAGGGCTTTCTTAAGTCTCGGCCTTATCTCATGTGGACGTGTCGACTCGTGGACGTATATGGCGTATTTTTTGTGTGGCTCTATTACTGCCTTTAACCGAGAAAAAGTAGGTCTTATGCTTCCACTTAATGCGCCAGTCTTTTTAGGTGTTACCCTCTTAATATTCTGTGTCAGCAATATGGCCGACTTATTTATGGCTCTTGAGAGACCGTTATAAACAAGTATTGGCGAATTCCTGAAATTTTTACTAAGTTCTTTCATTCCCGTCACCTTGATTGTTATTGCTACTGGCATATTATTATTTTGTTAACGAGTTTTTTCCGCTAATAATAATGTATAACTTATCGACCCAAAGGAACGCTCGGACTCTCCACCTGCTACCACTGTGTACTCGTTGCAATCTATGTCCCTGATCCTATCGCCCTGCTGCACGTTCCTACCGACATCTACATATATTCTGTACTGCTTGCCAAACACCCCGTCAGCTATCGACCGCTTGCTGTCCGTTGCCGGCTGGATATGTGCCATAGCCGAAGTCACGGTCGAAAAGCCCATCAGGTCTCCGCCTAAGTCCCTGTATCTTAATACTCTTATTGCCGTACGACATAAATGTTCTATTGACATATTTACAAAACTAAAAGTTTATAATTATCTAGGACCGGCTTTATACCCAGTCTAACCGCTGCCTCATCAAAGCTCCCGTAAGTTGCGGAGTAGTCACCTAGGCTCTCGGACGATATCCCGCCTTCCGCCCCCTGCCTGCCGACATTGACAATCTCGGCAACCAACTGAGTAGTAATTAGTTTAATATCATCTGGGACGCTAGCCTGGTAGCCGAAATCGGCTGTGACCTTAATTCTCTTTTTTCCTTTGGGCCACTTGCCAAGTTTAGAGCCCTCAGGAGCTAATTTAATAATGTGTTTCGGCGTGTCATTAAGGGGATATACGAAGTAATCCGTGTCTTCAGTCAAGGTTTCATCCACTGTTGAGCCATCCAAGCCAAGAGTCCAAACGCCGGACACCTCCGTAAAATCGTCTAAATAAAATGTCCTGCCGCCCGGGCCGTCATAGTACCTAGTCTCGTCCTCGGACAATTCAAACTCCCGCCCAGTATAAATCTCCACGTAATTCTGCGCGGCCGCTATCCATTCATTTATTCGAGAATCCATTGACCCATCTATATCTATGAGTAGGTAATCCTCGATTGCACTTTTATCTATGTACATTTATTTAATTTTTACTATGAATTAGTCTATGGCAATTATAACATAATGTTATGCCATTCCTAACATCATAAATATATTTTTTAAAATTATTTTTTATTAATTCCTTATCGGACTTAATTGGTCAAATAAAAAAGCCCAAAAAGTCGTCTGACCATTGGACGCGTGCGCCCTTCAAGGCGTGATCGGCATTCTAATTCCTCAGAATTAGGCGTTTTTAGGCTTCGTGAAGCTAAAAACGTCACCTTTTTTATATATAGAAATTGTTGATTAAATATTAACATAAATAAAATTAAAAGTCAACCTAAGTTGCCGCCTCCCTCGGAGGGCACGGCTTATTTAGATTGCATAATTGCGATTTGTAAATATTTCTCCTCGGCACATATTCGCCGATCAGCGAACTTGTCGAACTTGAAGTACTGGAAGATGTTGAACTCGATGTGCTTGACGATGACGAACTAGAAGTTGACGACGAAGAAGATGAACTGGTAGAACTGGAAGAACTGGAACTCGTTGAACTCGACGTTGAAGAACTAGAACTTGAACTCGTGGAACTGGAACTGGACGAACTTGTCGAACTCGAGCTACTAGAACTTGTGGAAGAACTGGAGCTAGAAGACGTACTAGAACTAGAGCTAGACGATGTTGAACTTGATGTGCTAGAACTTGTGGAACTAGAAGAACTGCTAGATGTGCTTGACGATGTGGAACTAGAGCTAGAGCTCGAGGTGCTTGAACTCGACGAACTTGATGTGCTGGAAGATGTAGAGCTAGAACTGGACGAACTTGTCGAACTCGACGTTGAAGAACTAGAACTTGAGCTAGTCGATGAGCTTGTAGAAGAACTTGAACTCGAGGATGTAGACGAGGAAGAGCTTGAGCTTGAAGAAGAACTCGTGGATGAGGAGCTAGAAGAACTAGTGGACGATGAGGAAGATGAAGACGTCGAGCTAGATGTACTACTGCTAGACGACGAACTGGTTGACGAGGAACTCGAAGAACTTGTGGACGATGACGAACTGGATGAGGTACTCGTGCTAGTAGATGACGAGGACGATGAAGATGTCGACGATGAGGAAGATGAAGACGTCGAGCTAGATGTACTACTGCTAGACGACGAACTGGTTGACGAGGAACTCGAAGAACTGGTTGAGGATGACGAACTGGACGAGGTTGATGAGGATAAACTTGAACTTGTAGATGATGAAGTACTTGAGCTGGAACTACTGCTCGTAGAACTTGAACTTGACGAACTGGTGGAAGAACTCGATGAAGACGATGTTGACGAACTGGTTGATGAACTGGACGATGATGATGTACTGCTCGAGCTAGATGAAGAAGTAGACGAACTACTTGAACTCGACGTGGATGATGACGTTGAAGAAGAGGAACTGCTACTGGTTGACGA